GAAATACCGGTTGTACCGGATTATATTGCAAGTTGTTTTTTGAAAATTGCTGAAGGCTTATCGCACAAATCAAATTTTATTAGATATACTTATCGTGAAGAAATGGTAATGGATGCAGTTGAAAATTGTTTGAAAGCCATAGGTAATTATAATATAGAAACTCAAACAAGAACTGGTAAGCCAAATGCATTTGCGTATTTTACACAAATATGTTATTATGCCTTTTTGCGTAGAATTGATAAAGAAAAGAAACAGCAAGATCTAAAAATGAAATGGCTTGAAAAAGCAGGCATAGAAGATTTTATTGATGGTGACGACGATGTTGATACTGATTTCTTTGATGAACTACGCACAAGAATAGATCGTGTAAAAGAAGCCGATCGTCAGCTGAAAGAATTTAGCATAAAAGAAAAGCAAAAGCAAAGTTCTGGCATTGAATTATTTATGGATATTGATAAATGAAAATAGCTATATTAAATGATACCCATGCTGGTATGAGAAATTCTTCTGACATTTTTATTAATTATCAAGAAAAATTTTATTCAGATGTTTTCTTTCCTTACTTAAAAGAACATGGCATAAAACAAATTATTCACTTAGGTGATTATTACGATCATAGAAAGTTTATTAATTTCAAAGCACAAAACGCCAATCGTAAAATGTTCTTGAATGTTCTGAAAGAAGAAGGCATTCACATGGATATTATTCCAGGGAACCACGATGTGTTCTATAAGAATACTAATGAATTATGTTCGTTGAAAGAACTCCTAGGTTATTACACTTCGAATGTAAACATTATTATGAAACCAAAGGTTATGGATTACGATGGATGCTCTGTTGCATTAGTACCTTGGATCAATTCAGAAAACTATGCAGAATCAATTAAGTTTATTCAATCATGCAAAGCTTCTATTCTTGGTGCTCACTTAGAATTGATTGGATTTGATATGATGAAAGGTATGCCGAATGCTCATGGTATGTCTGCTGAAATATTTAATCGATTTGAAATGGTATTATCAGGACACTTTCATACAAAATCAAGTAAAGGTAATATTCACTATCTTGGTTCACAGATGGAATTTACGTGGGCTGATTGCGAAGATCCAAAATATTTTCATGTGCTTGATACGAATACGCGTGAAATTACACCTGTAAATAATCCTCATACCATCTTTGAAAAAGTGGTGTACAATGATGAGAAAATAGATTATAATAGATATGATACTAAAACTTTGAAAGACAAGTTTATAAAAGTTATAGTGTCTAAGAAAAATGATCCGTACATGTTTGATGTTTTCATTGATCGGATTCAAAAAGAAGATATACATGAATTGAAGGTAGCTGAAACCTTCGAAGAATTCACTGGTGATAATGTACAAGATGAAAGTGTTTCAGTAGAAGATACTACAAATTTATTAGATTCTTATATTGATGCAGTTGATACTACTCTTGATAAAGGAAAATTGAAAGCTTTAATGCGCAACTTATATGTTGAAGCTTCGTCAATGGAAATACAATGATAAAATTCAAAAGCATTAAATGGCGTAATTTTTTAAGTACCGGTAACGATTTTACAGAAATACAATTAGATAGAAGTCCAACAACATTAATTGTTGGATCAAATGGTTCAGGTAAAAGTACATTACTTGACGCTTTGTCTTTTGCGCTATTTGGTAAACCACACCGAAATATTAATAAACCACAATTAATCAATTCGATTAATAATAAAAAATGCGAAGTTGAAGTAGCATTTGATGTTGGTAAACATAAGTTTACTGTTATTCGCGGAATCAAGCCTGGAAAATTTGAAATTTGGCAAAATGGTACAATGATTAACCAATCATCTACTGCCAAAGATTATCAAAAATTTTTAGAGCAAAATATTCTAAAATTGAATCATAAGTCTTTTCACCAGATTGTTGTACTGGGTTCATCTTCATTTATTCCATTTATGCAATTACCAGCTCAGCATCGTAGAGAAGTAATTGAAGACTTATTGGATATTGGTATCTTTTCAGTAATGGGTCAATTGGTAAAAGAAAAAGACTTGAAACTGAGAGAACAATTGAATAATATTACATATCAATTAGATTTGAATAAAGAAAAAATCGATCTTCAGAAAAAATACATACGTGATATTACTGAAATGAATGAAGATCAAATATCAAAAAAGAACGAACAAATTGGTCAAAGCCAAGAAGAAATCTCAGAACTTACTATAGCCAATACTCAATTGTCAAATGAATTAATGTCGTTGCAAGAAGGATTAGCAGATAACATTAATCAAGCACATGATAAAAGACAATCCTTATTAAACTATAAAGCACAATTTGAAACACAAATTAAGAGTGTAGTAAAAGACGCTAAGTTTTATGAAGAAAACGATGATTGCCCAACGTGTTCACAGACAATAGATGAAGATTTACGAAACCAAAAACTAACTGAAGCAAAAACTAAAGCTAAAGAATTAAATGAAGCAATTAACCAAGCAACCACTCAAGCAACTGAAGTACAAGAAAAGATTGAACAGTTAAATGCAATTACAGAATCTGTCAGAGAAAAATCTACGTCAATATCTAATAATACTAATTCAATTACTCGATTACAATCACAGATAAGTTCTTTAGTAGAAGAAATTGAAAATCTTAATACGGCCGGTGGAGATTTGCAAAACGCTAATCAGGAATATCAAGAATTAGTTGATAGTAAAAATATTTTTACTGAACAAAAAAATAATATAACAGGTGAAAGGTTGCATTATAATGTAGCAGCAGAAATGTTAAAAGACACTGGAATTAAGACAAAAGTTGTAAAACAATATTTACCTGTTATGAATACACTAATTAATAAATACTTACAGGTACTAGACTTTTTTGTTTCATTTAACCTTGATGAAAGTTTCAATGAGACTATAAAATCCAGACATAGAGATTCTTTTAATTATGCATCTTTTTCTGAAGGTGAAAAGCAAAGAATAGATTTGGCTCTACTTTTTACATGGAGACAAATCGCAAAAATGAAAAATTCAACTTCAACCAATTTGTTGGTCTTAGACGAAACATTTGATTCTTCTTTAGACCATGATGGAGTTGAAAACCTGAATAAGATATTGCAAACTCTTGATTCAAATACCAATGTTTTTGTGATATCTCATAAAGGTGACCTTCTGGATGGCAAGTTCAGAAGTAAAATAACCTTCAAAAAAGAGCACAATTTCTCTAAAATGGACGTATCTGGCGACTAAGTTATTGATACTATTACATTTTTACTCGTAACACTTTGTTACAATTTATTTTTTGTAATCAAATCAATGGCTTATGGATTAAGTTTCTGTAAGTTATTGATTTGATTAAAAAAACTTTTTTTGGCCAGCCTGTTTACTTTCTCAGATAGATGTAGTAGAATAGTACTATCAATTGGAGGAATACATGTCAAATTCAAAATCAATGCTAGCCAAACTAATGGCCACCGAGAATATCGAGGTCATATATGGCAATTTTAAGACTGCTTGGTTTGACGTCGAAAATCGTCGTCTAGGAATGCCATTCACAAATTCAGATAATAAAGACGTCATTGATTTATTTACTGGTCATGAAGTTGGCCATGCCCTTTATACACCTGTTGAAGGGTGGCATGATTCTCCAATAGAATTTCAAGTCCCTCGTTCATTTTTGAATGTGATTGAAGATAATCGCATCGAACGATTTATTCAAAACAAATATCCTGGGCTTGTATCTTGTTTCAAACGTGGTTATAAAGCTTTGTTTGATCAAGATTTCTTTGGCATCGTTGATCGTGGTGTTGATGTGAATGAAGTTTCTCTTATCGATAAAATCAATCTTAAGTCAAAGCTACGAGATCTTATTGATATTCAATTTTCTCCTGAAGAAAGAAAGTTTTTTGAAATGACTAATTCCACTGAAACGTGGGATGATGTTGTTAATGTTTCAAAAGCCATTTATGAATTCATGCGTCAAGAAGAAGAAAAGAAAGAAGATCAAGACGATGAAGCATATCTCCCTAGCGAAGGAGATGGAGAAGGAGAAGAATTTCAAGAACAGCTTATCGACGCGCGTTCTATTGAACAAGAATCTTCTAATGAAAGAGAACCAGAAGAGTCTGGTGGAGACTCTGATCTTTCAAATTCTGATAATGAAGAAGATACTGATGAAGAAGATGGTGACGGAGTTGACACCGGCGAAGGTGTTGCTGAACCAGAAGAAACTGAAACTGAAGAAACCGAAACACAATCAGCAGATGAAGGTGGCTCAGAATCTGATCTAGAAGCTGAAACTGATAATTCTTTTAGAGCAGCTGAAGAAAAAATGAATGAGTTATTGGATGATAGAGGTGGAGATAAGATCTATATTAGACCAATGACCCGTAAACAATTTGATTCAATGATTTCAACAGCTAATGATGTAAAAGCTGATCGTAAACAAGCTATTCAACGATATAAAGAAAATTATTGGGATCCATCTTATCAAGAAGAAGGTCTCCAAAGAATTTTGGATGATTATAACAAATTCCAAGATGATACTAAGCGCTCAATTGGTCTTATGGCCAAAGAATTTGAAATGCGTAAAGCTGCTTATCGTACACTTCGTGCGTCTACAGCTAGAACCGGTTCATTGAATGTAGACAGACTTCATAGCTACAAATACAATGATGACATCTTTAAGAAAATTACAAATCTTGCAGATGCTAAATCGCATGGTCTAATTTTACTTGTAGATTATTCAGGTTCCATGCAAGATATTTTGAAAGATGTTGTTTGTCAAATTCTTTCTATCACGGCCTTTTGTAGAAAAGTAAATATACCATTTAAGGTATATGGCTTCTTTTCAACTTATAAAGATAGCTATGAAGCTCAATCTAAGCTAATTGCAGGTGATATAGATGTTTCATTAACAAGAGTATTTGAAATATTAGATTCAGCTATGACCAAAGCTGAATACGAAGAAATATGCTGGGATCTTTACTTTTCAGTTTCAACTAGATCATATCGATATGGTAAACTTGAAACTCTTGGTGGAACACCTTTGAATGAAGCTTTACTTGCTTTCAAATTCATCAAAGAAGATTTTCTTAAAAAGAATCCAGTTCAAAAGCTAAACCTAATTGTTTTGAGTGATGGGGCTGGAAATGAATTGAGACTTTCAGCTAATAACTCTGAAAATTTACCATTGTCTGTTAATCCATCATGGTATAATTTTAGAACTCCACGACAATGTGTTATGAAATTGAATGGTAAATCTGAAACAGTTGTGTTTCGTAATATGACACCTGCCATTGTAAAATCGATTCGTCAAAGCGGTGTTTCAACAACATGCTTTTTCTTGACTGAAAGATCTCGAGATATTGGCAATGGTTTATGTATTGCAAATGGTGAAGAATATATTCCTCATCATGAATTTACTAATCAATTGCAAGATATCAAAAAAGAACTTCGCAAAAACAAAGTTGCTGTAATTGATAATTCAGAAAAAAGTGGATATGATCGATTCTTTATTTTGCCAGCGGCAAATAAAAATATAAATACAGAAATCGAAGAATTTGAAGTTGATGCAAATGCCTCAAAAGCACAAATACGAAAAGCTTTTTCAGCTTACTCTTCTTCAAAGAAGGGAAATCGTATTCTGGCTTCCAAATTTGCTGAGGTTATTTCCTAAGCCATTGATTATAAAGGAAAAACTTTTTTTCGTAATCAAATCAATGGCTTATATGATAGAATGCTCTATGTTATTGATATTATTAATAAAACTTTTTTTCACAAACCTGTTTACTTTCTCAGATACATGATGTAGAATATACTAGTACAGTGAAATTTTATTTGATTCCTATAAGGACTTTATATTATGACTTTTGAAAAAACCCTTTTGTCTGCAGTTGCTCAATCTTACCCTGATCGCTCAAATGGCGAATTCCGAGTAAAAGAATTTCTTGCTGTTGCAAAAGAAATTGGTGTTGCTGAAAGCCAAGCCTATAAATACATTACATCGCAGGAAAAAGTCAAGCGTGGTACGTATCGCATTGACATGTCTGCTGTTGTGATACCTTTTAATGAGAAAAAAACTGTGACAGCAATTACATCAATTACTAATGACGAAGTTTTCGTCCCAGCAAAAGATTCAACATTTGTTCAATGGGGTCATTGCAAAGATGTTGTTTCAATTATTAAAGCTGGTATGTTCTATCCTGTTTACATTACTGGTCTTTCAGGTAATGGTAAAACCATGATGGTTGAACAAGCTTGTGCTAAAGCTAATCGTGAATATGTTCGTGTTCAGATTACTCCTGAAACTGACGAAGACGATTTGATTGGTGGTTTTCGTTTGGTTAATGGTGAAACTGTTTTCTCCAAAGGTCCAGTTATTAAAGCTATGGAGCAAGGTGCAGTACTCCTTATTGATGAAATCGATCGTGGTTCAAATAAGATTATGTGTCTACAAGGTGTGCTTGAGGGTAAGCCAGTTCTCATTAAGAAAACTGGTGAGGTTGTATCCCCAGCCAAAGGCTTTAATGTGATAGCAAC